CCATAATCTCCATAACCAACACCAATATCTACAGTAGGCATACCTGGTGGTATGACAGATCCAACCGTTGCAATAACTGCAGGAGAAATAATTTGATAACTAAAGATTGGATAATATGTTTTACTATTAGTAGGCAAACCAGGTTGTGCGTTATAGATAGGTACGGTTAGTGTCTCGTAACTATTAGGAAATAATTTTTTAATATTCAATAAGTCTGCTAACGTTTCAAGACCTTGTGTTTTACAATTCAATGAAACTAATATGCTTGCTAAATCTACACCGGAAATTATATTAAAGGCTGCATATATTTTTTGCTGTTGACTGGTTGTAACATTCGTATTATTAGAAACTTGTTCTACTTCTGCATTAGTTAGACCACTAGCCATCAGTGCTAGTACAACTGAGTCTGTTAATGCATTATACGTTTTTAATGTTTCTAACACATTAGACGGGAAACCAAAAGTTCTAATTTTACTTAAATTTATTGCTTTACCTAATGTAATTAAATCTTGACCAAATACTCTAGTTGATAAACTGATACCGGTAATATCACCGGTAATCAAGTCATTCATATTACTGTATGTACCTTCTAGGAATGTAAATGAATTTTGCATTGCCATTATAGATTGATTAGAATAATCAATAAATGAACTTGCTTCTGTCCATGACCCCAAAAAATCAGTATATTTGTTGTCTGCTAATAATGTTCCATTATAATTAAATTCACTGTATGCTTGCCATGCATACAATCTTACAAAGCCATAACTTGCGGTTTCGCCTGAATACGCAGTACCCCAGCCAGGATAACCGGAATAGTCATAACTACTTGGTCTAGTGTTACCTAATGCCGGTATAGTTGTACTACCCATTGCGATTAGGTTATTGTATGTTGTAGATGTGAGATTTCCTGCGTTATACTGAACCCATCCTTGACGAATAGCATCTGTAAGTTTACTCAATGAAGATATTGATCCGTTAGTATAATTGCTTATACTTGTGCTTGAACCCATATATCCTGTTGCAATATTGTTAATCCAAAAGCCTTTGCCCTGGAGCAGGCCACTCATTACATTAACGCCTAACGGACTTTGTTTTCCGGTATCACTCATGGGCAAAACACATCACTACTTCCTTCAACGATGCTATGACCGCAGGAATTAGTTGATCCTATTCTTAGTACCGGGCTGCCTTCAGCAAACACAGTAGGGCTAGCTGAAGTGGTAGTTGCAGATGCATGTGGGGGATGAGGTCTTCCCCAAGGAGCATGTGGACTAATAGGACTTACATGTAGTCCTATAGGAAGTCCATTAACAAATACTGTGCCGGCGCCACGCATTATAGTTCCGCCGGTTGTATTTGTATCTCCTTTTCTACTCACCCCTGCCATATTTTATCCTAAAATTAACTTTTTCTCTGGTACTTGAATACCAGTAGTTGCTTCAATATACTTGACTTTAATAGAGTCATCGGTCTGTGCAACCATTGCAATACTATTAGTATTTAGTTTAAATTCTTCCTTCGGATTTGCAGTAAACACGCTAGGAATCATTTGTAGACCTTGTTGTCCCGGGGCAATAGATACTGGCTCTGCAATTGTAATAAATTCACCCTCAGTCTGTGTAACTTTAGCGATTAATTCTTCTCCTGAGTTTAATTTGAATGTGTATACTTCGTTTATTTTTAGTGCTGTCTGCATTAGATACTTTCTGTTAGTTTTTGTTTAAGTTCGGTGAAACCACCAATTAGTACCCCATCTAAAATAATCTGAGGTACTGTTCTTGCTGTTGGGATTGCTTCAAGCAATTCTTCTTTTGTATATCCGTCTCCAATTTTACGTTCTTCAAATTGAATACCTTTTTGACTCATTAATGCCTTTGCCTGATCGCAATAAGGACAATGATACTTACTCCATATAATTGCTGTCATGTTTTCCTCTATATGTTTATTTCTTTGCAGAGGCTGCGGTAGTCACTTGGATGTTACTGATGCTCCAGTATGAACTAGTATTGTTACACAATGCACCCCATTGGCAACTACCATTCCACCATGGTGCTGTGCTAGGACCAGTTGGGCTGTAACCTTGCCAGAATGAAATCACAGGCCAATAACCGTTTTGCATTGTAGTTACTAAGTCATTCATATCAACTGTACCACTACCTTGTGCACCTGATCCATTACTACTGTCATATACTACAACAGTTGTAGAACCTTGTTGATAAGTTACTACCATTTTAGGTGTATCATATGTAATAGTTGTAACCAAGTCAAACGGCTTACTTATATCAATGCTAGTGATATCATACAAACCATTAGCAGGGTCATTCTTCATGTTAGCACTATTAAAGCAACTGTTGTTTAGTGCTGTACTAGAATATGCATATTCATAACGCTGTGGTGCTGAACTGCCACCATTGCCTAAGTGTAGTGTAGTTTGAAACAACTTGTTACCGTTTGTTTCCATAAGATCAAGTTCTCTACAGTTCCATTGATTGTTGTTACCACCGGCATCACAATAATTGTTTCCAACTGGTTGTGCTGACGGGTTGTTTGGATTTTGTATCAAGTAGATACTAGCATTGACATAGTTGCTAGACAACTTACTTAGATCAACGGTGGCTCTGAACTCAGTGATATTAGCATAACTTTGTGTTGATACAATTCTACCTGCTTGACATTGAGTGCCTGATCCAAATGTTACAGCGTTGCCACTGATAGTAGGTGCGCCACCTGATGTGCAATTTGCAGTGTAATCTAATACAAATGAAGGCGTGGCCAATGCCGCTTTGGGTGCTTCACTTGTTGTCTTTGTACACGCCGCTAATGCGACTAAACTTAATATAACTAATAGCTTTTTCATTTTTTTCCTTTGTTAAATGTTTGGTAATTCATCATAAATTATATTATCGGTCATAACTCCGATTACATAGTTGGTCGATTCGTTCTCTTGTAATGCTGTCTGTTTCTTGCTAGTATCAACGTGCTTATTGAACCACGGAATAGGAGTACTTTTTGGTGCTGGACTATTATATCTAATACCAATTTCTTTTAATGCTCCCACTGCTGTATAATCAACAAAGTCTTTTAATACGGTTGCATTTAATCCAATGACTGGGCCCATTTTGAACAAGTAGTCTGCCCAGTCTTTTTCTTCTTTAATAACATCCATGTAAAGTTGATAGACTTCACTTTCACATTCAGATTTAACTTGTGCAAAACGACTATCTTCTTTAACTACTTGATTGATAAGGTAGGCAGTCCAGCCTTTATGGAGAAGTTCATCTTGGAGAATTAAACTGATAATATTGCCATTACCAATAAAGATTTTGTTCTCAACCATTGCTAACGATGTAGCGAATGATACCATAAAGCGGAATGCTTCCAATGCGTAACTGGCATGTAATGCCATATAAATTGCTTTGATGTGTTCTTTTTCATTAACATCTAATTCTAATTCTTTGCGACAATTAATCTTGTGTAACTCATCATAATACTTTCCAACACTACTTGCCATATCTACAATCTCTTTTGTATCATGTATAGTATTGAATACGTCTTTGGGTACATTGTAGATGTTGCGAATGATATGACTATAGCTACGACTGTGAATATTAGTTTCAAAGAATGACCAATTGTAAATCAATGCTTCTAGTTCTGGCAATGATACTACTGGTGTGAATACTTGACTAGGTGCACGACCTTGTAAACTATCTAGTGCTGTTTGACGCAATAGGTTACTAGTAAAGATATGCTTGACAGCATCACTTGCTTCTTTGAAGTCATTAGCATCTTTAGTTAGACTAACTTCTTCTGGGACCCAAAAGAAACCACGTGCTGTTGTTTCAAAGTCTGCAATCTTTTTGTATTTTACTTCTTCAAATCTTTGAATGGTTACGGGACCTTCCGGGTCCAAAAACATTTTTCTATTCAAATAATCTGTTTTAGTTTTTAAATTATATTGTTGTTTACTCATAATTTACATGCCTCGCAATCTTCTTCATCCATATCATTAAAGCCACTTGGCAAATCTAATACAGTTTCATCTTGACTTTTACTACCTGCTTTGTTAATCAAGCTGTAGTAAAAAGTCTTTAAGCCCCAATAGTGACTTTGCATTAAGTTCTTAGCAATCAACGTTGTTGGGACTTTACGTTCAGGGAAATGTGCAGGATTATAGAATGTGTTAGTACTAATACTTTGGTCAACGTAAGCCGCAATAACTGCCGCTGTCTTTAGATAACCATCGCAATCTTTTTGTTCCCACATCATTTGATATTTGTTTTTCAGTCTATGATATTCTGGAACAACTTGCACAAACGATCCTGCTTTACTTTCTTTAACACTAATTAAACTCATCGGCATTTCAATACCATTTGTAGAGTTAATAACTACACTACTTGATTCTACAGGAGCAACAGCCATTTGTGTAGCATTACGGACACCGTGTTCTTTCATATTAATACGCAGTGTTTCCCAATCTAATTCAGGGGTAAAGTCAGTCAATTCATTGGCGCCAGTAGCACGTAGTTCCCAAGGGAATGTACCTTGACCATAGCGTGTCTTGTCACTACCTTCACAGCGACCACGTTCCTTGGCAAGTTCAACGCTTGCTTCAGTTAAGTAGAAGGATAAGTGTTCCATCCACGTCTTGACTTCAGCCAGGGAATCTTTTTCTCCGTATCTGAGGTTTCGCTTGGCGTGCCAGTAGGCAAGATTGGTGATACCGATTCCCAGTGGTCTGATTTCATCGTTGGATAGTTTAGACTGGATGGAAAGAAAATCTTGATAGTCAAGAATGTTATTGAGGCTACGATGCAATATGCGACAAGCACGGCGCATGTCTTCTGGGTTACGGAACGCACCCCAATTGATTGAGCCCAGTGTGCAAAGTGCGATACGACCATTGCTGTCATCCAGACGTTTAAAGGATTTAGTAGGTAAAAGTATTTCACAGCATAAGTTACTCTGGTAAATTGTATGGTACTCGGGATTAAACGGACCTTGATTCATAACGTTGTCAATGAACACTAGATAGATACGTCCTGTATCTGTGCGTTCTTTTAATATACCACTCTTGAATACTTCTTCCGCACCCATAGTCTTAGTACGCAAGTCTTTGCGCTTTTCGTATTTTATATATAGTTCCTCAAAACGTTCTGTGTTTTGATAAAATGCTTCATACAAGTCTGGTACTTCGTTTGGATCAAAGAATGTTATTTGTTCTTTGTTTTTGAATCGTCTCCAGAAGAAGGCACTAAGCACAACCCCATAATCCATATGACGGACTCGGGTTTCTTCTGTGCCTTGGTTGTTCTTAAGGACAATAAGATCATCAAACTGATGATGCCAAATTGGATAAAAAACAGTAGCACTTGCATTTCGAATACCTCCTTGACTGCAACTTCGTAAATCACCAAACCATTTCTTTAAGAATGGTATCATACCTGTATGCATAATCTCACCACCTCTGATGGGACTGCCCAGTGGCCGCAGACGTCCAATCTCTAAACCAATGCCTGCACGTTTGCTGGCATACTTAGCCATCATTTCTCCACTGGCGAAAATACTGTCCAAATCATCATCCGAGCGAATAAGTACGCAACTACTAAACTGCTTAGTAGGTGTACCAAGCCCTGCCAACACTGGTGTAGCAAGAGTGAACAGGCCATCACTGGCTGCGTTGTAATATTCTTTAATATACCGCATGCGGGCACTGTTAGGTTCTTCACTATGAAAGACTGTAGCGGCTGCAACCATGTATCTAATTTGTGGAGTTTCATAAATTTCCTTTGTACTTCTGTTCTTTACTAAGTATTTTTCAATAAGTTGTTCAATAGCGGCATAACTATATTGTTCATCTTTAGAATGGTCAAGCATATCATTCATCTTATTCCAATCTTCCTCACTATACCATTCTAGCAATTCGTTAGTATAAAGACCAGTGGCTACATTCTTTTTAACTATGTCATAGAGGCACGGAACCTCGTACTTACCATATACATCTTTACGTAGCATACTAACACGTTGTTTACCTGCTACATATTGATAATTAGTATGTCCAACATCAGGGTTATTTTCTACGTCAATTAAATCTACAATTGCTCTTAATGTTATTCCATCAATCTCTGTTGTTGAAATGCCATCATAGAAGTGTAGTTGACTTTTAATCTCAATCATTGAGGGACTTACATCTGCTATCCCTCTACATACTTTTGATACTTGTGCTTGCCATTTTTCCAAATCTAGTGGCTCTTTTTTACCACTACGTTTAGTGACGTTTATAATCATATTTCACCTATTTTTGTTATTATGTTTTTTATACTTAAACTATTTGTTATTTTAAAATTCTTTAGATTGATATTTACTACCATATTGGGCCAGTAATTCAGTACATATTTTGCGCGGTCTACCATGACTAATGCAACCTCTTCACTATTATCGTCTATTCCTAAACAAAAGTCAACATCTTTTATACCCGTTAACATAAGTGTGTATATCATACCCAAACCTCGGGCAATATGACAGTATTCGTTATCATATAATAGTTCCCAGGGTGTTGGCCATGTATCTATTTCATGCGGATGTAGATAATGGTTAACCAGAGGCGCGGATTGCCACCATGTGTCTATTTCTAAACATTTGGTTTTGGTATCTGCGTTTTGGAGAGTTTGTCTTAAGTCATACCAGCTTCTTAGTCTGGAATCATAATTTAATTGAAATACATTAGTCACACTGTACTTATCAGTACAAAAAGTACAGTGTGAAATTGTATTAGAATCGACCTACAGCTACTTCAATTATGCCAGTTGCTTCATTAAAGTTTTCTAATGATTTACCAACAATAGTACCTGCACGTGCTATGTTGTTAGCAATAGCATGACCATTACCACATGACACTAACAAGTCACCCTTAAAGATTGGACCAACAACTTTAACTGGCACACGACCTTGTAGAGCGATAGTAGCAACATGTTCACCTTCACAACCATTGTTCATAGTATATGCTGGGTTTGTTGTTACAACACCAGCAACTCTAAATGAATCTGATTCTGTTGACAATGTAACTTCTTGTTCACCACCGAACAACAATACTGTACCTGGTTCATAATCAGCGTCAGCAGTGTACTTCTCTGCCAAGTCAGCATAAGTAGCATTAAGTTTAGATCCTGCACTTAATGTCCAGTTACCAGTTATTGTACCGGCAGTAGAGTTAGCACCAGTTGTTAATGTAGTACCAAAGTGTGTTGCCGCTCCAGTACCAATTTGCACTGCTCCAGTCAACGTACCACCCAATGTTAATGATGTTAGTGTACCAACACTTGTAATATTAGGTTGAGCCGCAGTAGAGACTGTTGCCGCATAACCACTTGTGTTTTGATTCAATGTTGGTACAACACCTGATGGGATAGTACCAGTAATGTTTGCACCAGGAATGCCTGTCAAGCCAGTAGCCGCACCATAATGTGTTGCTGTTACGTTAGCCGCAGAGATATTGCCCGTTACTGCTAAACTTGTTAGCGTACCTACTGACGTAATGTTAGGCTGTGCCGCAGTAGTTATTGTTGCCGCTGTACCACTTACTGAACCAGTAATAGTTGCTGTTACTGATAGTGCTGACAATGTACCAACACTAGTAATATTAGGCTGTGCCGCAGTTGTTACTGTACCTGCAGTTGTTGCACTTGTTGCCGCACCTGACAAGGCACCCGTAAATGTCGTAGCACTTACATTGCCTGCACTAATATTACCAGTGACACTTAAACTTGTTAGTGTGCCGGTACTTGTAATATTTGGCTGAGCCGCAGTTGTGACTGTACCTGCTGTAGTTGCCGCGCCAGTCAATGCACCAGTGAATGTTGTTGCACTTACATTACCTGCACTGATATTACCAGTTACTGCCAATGAAGTTAATGTACCAACTGAAGTAATATTTGGCTGAGCCGCAGTTGTTACAGTACCTGCTGTAGTTGCTGTTGGTACTGTACCTGTTACGTTAGCACCCGGAATATTTGTTAATCCGTTAGCATTACCAGTAAATACACCTGTATTTGCTGTAATATTTGGAGCTGTGATAGTTCCTGTTGCTTGGAAGCCACCTGCATTGTCAAATGTTGCTGTTGCTGTTGGAGTGATTGCACCAACTGCTGTAGTATACACTAATACTTTTGTAGCACGACTTGTATCAGTAAAGTTTTCTGCCGCTACCACATCAACACGACCAGTAGATGAGTTACCAAATTGTAAACTACCGTTACTGAAACCACGACCTGTAAACTGTGATAAAATATCGTTAGTTTGTGATTGTAGTGGGGTACCCGCTGAACCACGTGCAGTACGACCAGTAAACGCTACATATGAGTTACTGTTACCAAACGAATCTTGTGTGATACGTGTTTGTGAACTATCAGCACCAGAGATGTGAATGTCTGTACCTGATGTTGTAGAGTTACCTGTAATTGAATAAATCGCTGATTGTCCTACACCATATACTGTTACTCTAGTATCAGGAGTTGTACCGCCTACTACTAAATTACCACTAGATGTATTAGATGTAACTGCTACGTTACCACCTGAAATGTTGCTTGTAACTGTCAAATTACCTAATGTACCAACGCTTGTTAAACTAGAAGTTACAACTGTTGATTTTAGTGTTGTACCTGATAAATTACCTGCATTTGCTGTGATAGCTACGTTACTTGCCGCAGTCAATTGACCTTGACCGTTAACAGTGTATGTTGGTACGCTATCGCCGTTACCATAACTGCCTGCTGTAACTGCGGTGTTAGTGATACTGAATGTAGTATTTGTTAACGTTAATCCAGTACCAGCATCATAAACTTGACTTGTACTGAATGTGCTAAATGTAATATTTGAAGTACCAAATATGATTGTACCAGTTGGTGCGCTTACAATAAACGCTGTACCTTCATTGACTAAACCACTTAAAGTAAAGAAGTAATCGTTAATACTTAGTTGTGTTGCGCTATCTGGTCCATATTCATCTGCATCAGTAGCACGAACAATTGTTGTTGTATTAGCATATGTGTAAATACCGTTCCATGCCGCATTTGCTTCGTTCTTAACAAGAATACGTGTACCAACTGTTTGAACGTTTGCACTATCAATATTTAAGAACGTACCTGTTGTGACTAAGTTTGCTCCAACACCAGCAGTACCATTGTTGTAAGTTACTGTACCACCAGTAGCAACTGCTAATGTAGTTGTTGTTGCGACATTAACTGGTGGGTGATAAGCAATACCTGTTGATATTTGTTGGTCGACGTATGCTTTTGTTGCTACGTCTTGATTTAGAACTGGGTTAGTAACATTATTAATGTACTGATTGTTCATGTTCAAGTTGCCAGCAATAGAACTTACACCTGTACCTGATACAGTTAAGTTACCTGCTGATGTTATATTTCCACCAATATTAGCATATCCTGCAATATTAGAACCAGTCGCAGTTACAGTCAATTGACTTGTAGCGTTACCTGCTACAAAGTGAGATATATTACCGGCTGATGCAATAGTAATATTACTTGTGCTATTCTGCATTAAACCACTATTAACTGTAGTGATGTTACCCGTTGTAGCAATTAATGTTGCAGTACCTAAGTTACCTGTATTTGCGTTACCACTTGCATTTAATGTACCTGTAATGTTTGCACCAGTGCCACTTACAGTTAATGTTGCATTACCTGCTGAGTTGATAACCACGTTACCGTTAGCAGCCGGGATAGCTAAGTTGCTGTTACCATTAACAAATGCACTTGCATTTACGTTACCTGCTGTTACGTTGCCGTTAACTGTTAAACTTGTTAGTGTACCAACAGACGTAATATTTGGCTGTGCCGCAGTTGTTACGGTACCAGCAGTAGTTGCCGCTCCACTTAGTGCACCAGTAAATGTTGTAGCAGACACATTACCAAATGTACCATTACCAGTTGCACTTACTATACCGCCTGTAATAATGTTACCTGCATTCAAGTTACCAGTAGCAGTAATTAGTCCTGCTGTACCTAAGTTACCAACGTTAGCATTACCTGTTACAGATAGTGCACCTGCAGTAGTTAAGTTACCACCAGTTACATTACCGGTAGCAACTATTAAACCACCTGTACCCAAGTTACCTACGTTAGCATTACCGGTTACACTTAATGCACCGCCGGTTGATATGTTGGCACCTGTTAAATTACC